GAGAGAACTATGGTCTTGTCATAGTTCTCTACTCCACCAAAAATCTCGGTCTGAGCGATACCAGTAGCAGAAGAGATGTAAGCATACGCCTTGAGAGGTTTACTGTAGGTGATTTTGTACTCACCAGTCTCGTTACCATAGTCATCGACTACAGGAGTCTTGCTCTCATAGTAAGCGTAGTAGAACTCTCTCTTGTTTCTGCTCAAAGTCTTCATCTAGATCACTCCTATATGGGGAACTACCTGACCAATGAGTTCAATGGGGACATCTGCTGACCCATAAGTTCGGTTTACACCGAGTTCGTTATGAGAGGTCTCGCCCTCTGCACCTCGCTTATTGAGGAGATAAGCAGCAATCTCGCATTGAAGAATCTCATACCTAGCAGGGACTTCGGTAACGCTATGGTCATAAGGATATGCCCTAGCGATAATCTTCTGTCCTGCAAGGGTCAAATAGGTCGAAATGACCTCATCTTTGAGAGAGTCCTCATCGGTCTCTCCTGCAAACACTCTAGTCATCTCAATCATTTGGTTTTTAGTCATGGTCTGCTCCTTATTTGGTAGCTTTCTTGCGAGTTGTGGTCTTTTTAGCAGTCTTAGCTTTGGGTTTCTCGACCACAACAGGCTCTTCTACCTTTACAGGGTCTTTCTTAACGACTTTGACAGATTCAACTGTCTCGGTCTGAGGGGTGAGGTTATGTCTTCTAATCATCATTCCCATTATGGAATCTCCTATGAGTTACTGAGTACCAAATCGGTAAGAGTCAATACTCGTTCGCTAGTTACATTGGCATTGGTAGCGACTAACTTGATGGTCTCGGAAGTGTTCTTGATTCGGAAGATACAGATACCGGACTCATCGAGAGTAACCGCAGGGAAGTCTCCGCCAATCAACTGAGCGGTAATGGTGGTAGCGTCATCGCACTCGAAGTGGAGAGCAAGGAAGTTACCGACCTGAAGAGTGGGGTCTCCTGAGAAGCCAGTATAGTCATCGACATAAGCGAGAGTACCGCTAACTGCGTCATCGGTAATGGCTACATCGGACTGTAGGTCTCCGACCACCTTGCCTAACAGGTCTTCATCGACTGCAATATCAGCGTCAGCACCGATCACAAGATTTCTCTTGACTGTAATGGTGTAATCGACACTAGGATGAGGAGTATCGGAATCGGTTACGGTAGCAACGATGGTGTTGTTACCATATTCGAGTTCTGCTTCTCCGCCATTCTCGATCTCATCACCATTTACTGTGATAGTTACAGTATCTGCATTTTCAGTAGGAGTTGCAGTTACAGTAGTGCTATCCAATGCGGTAGTGGCTGAATAACTCGTAGTTCGTGAATCGAACTCAGGAGTCAAATCTACCGAGCCTAAAGCCAGCCCCTTTAGGCTCGTTACGAATTTTTTACTAACTTGATGGCACGAGAAGCGTCATACAGATAAGGAGCATAGTGCTTGTTAGCAGTAATGTAAGTAGTATCGTTGATGATGTCTCGGTCATACTCGACAGTAGTATCTCGCTTGAGATAGATAGCAAGTGCTTCGGGTTTGACGATGTATGCTTCCTGAGTGGTAGCAAGTTTGTTGGTAACAACAACCTGACAACCATAGATTTCACCGACCATACCACGAAGAATAGCCTGAGCAGCGACCTCAGAGGCAGGAATCCAATCCTTAGCCTTGCGGAGAACTGCATACTGAGCAGGGCACATAAGGATAGCCTTTGAGCCATCAATATCTTCACCGAAGAGGGTGAGAGCGTCAGCGATGTCATCGGGAGTGAGGAGACCTGCTGCTGCTCCAGTATAGGTCATGCCTGCTGCGATGTTGTGGAGAATACCAAGAACATCGTTGTCGAGTTTGGAAGCGATAGCAAGTCGAATCTGCTTTGCGATTTCACCCATCGGGTCTCCGTAACCTGCGAGAAGAGCCTCATCGGTGATCTGAAGACCTTTACCGACCTTAGCGATGGTAACGGTGGCAGTTGATTTGGTCAACTGGGAGATAGGAATGTCAGCACCCTCAGCAACGGTGGTAGCGTCTCCGATGTAGTTCCAAGAGGGGAGAGTAACAGTAGTGCCGGGTCTGCCGACAAGAGTGGTGTCGATTCGACAAAGGGGAGCGAACTTCATGTCATCGGTGAGTTTCTTGTCAATCATCGGTGCAAGAACTTCGGGGTCGATCATCTGTGCAAGTTTAGTAGCATTAGTGTCTAAAGCCATTTGTTTTAATCTCCTATGATTCGTTTAGTGTTGTGAACAACTGGGGGTTGTTCTGTTTGAGTTCAAGGCGTTCGGTGTAAGTCATACTGTCGAACTGTTCCTGAGTTACGTTACCAGTATGATTGCCTGTTCCATCCATCTTAGGAGTGTCCTTGAGGACTGCGGTCTTAGTGTCCTGAACGATCTTTTCGGCATAAGCCTTGTGATTCTTGAACACAGTCTGCATATCGCCTTTAGCCATAGCTTCAGCGGTCTCGGCAGCCATCTGACCATCGTACCCAAGAGAAAGAAACTCTTTTTCATAATTGGCTACAGTAACCTGTCGAGCGAAAGCGTCTCGCTCTTCTCGGAGTTTAGCCAGTTCTTCTGACTCTTCCTTTGCCTTGAGTTCTTCCGCAGTCATCTTCTCCTTGAGAAGTCTTTTAGATTCGGCTGCTTCTGCGTTAGCTTTGGAGACAGAAGTCTTCATCTTTTCGAGTTCTCGTTCGTAAGATTCAGCGGTCTTTAGTTCGGGACTCTTTTCAAGCAGAGCGATGACCTCATCTGCGGTCATGTCTTCTTTGTAGGAATCGCCTAACATTTTCTTGATGTCCATAAATCTCCTTTGCGTTTAACAAGGCAGTTCCCTCTGCACTATTTTCTGTTTGTCGAGTTGTCTCTCGTTTGCGTTTTTAGGTCTTCCCTGACCATAACTAGGAAGCGAGTGGATTAGGCTCGCTTTCGTTTGTTATCGCTTTTAACTGATTCTCGTCATAGTAGTCTTTAGAGATGTTGTATGCGTCTTCGGGGTCGGAGAACATACCACAATGAGTAAAAGCCAACAGAGGATGAATCTTGTCATTCTTGAGCATGAGGTCGAGTACCTGAGCCTTGCTCTGAATGTTCTCGTAGTTCCTGCGTGTGAACTGCATGGCAATATCCTTGATCTTGAGACCGAGACCGCTCATCTCGTTGGTGAGTTTAAGTGCGAGACGGAGCATGGCACGTTCGGACTCTTTGAACATGAGTTCGCTAGCTTTGGCTCTAGCTTCGGCAAGACTCCAACCATCTCGAAGCATGACTGCAAGACCTGTATCGCTTGCACCAGTACCATTTCTGTCGGGAATACCGCAAATGGTAAGGACAGTCTGATAGAGGTCTTCTACGAGGGTCTGTGTTTGTTCCTGATTGAGTTCTTTAGTAACCAAATCAACGTCAGCTTTGCTTCCATCGGTACTCTTGACCTTGATAGCACCTTTAGAGAGGAACTCATCATACTCATCGCTATCGATGTCGCAATTCACAAACTTGATGAACGCCTGTACGAACTGCTCTACTCCATCAACTCGGTTACTGACCACAGTATTGATAGCGTCAAGCAGAGGCAGGACTTTCTCGAAAGCACCAGTCCTAGCAGGGTTGGCAGGGTACTCGAAGATGGGGACATAACCGAGAGCGTGGGGTCGCTCTTCTACGATCTTACCTGCGATGACCTTGAAATACGCCCTGTCGGTATAAACTTCCCAAATAGGGTTACCAAGATTATCTTTGTAAGAAGTACCTGCGAACTTAGGCTCATGCTTGAAGTTCCTAGAATAGACCACGAAAGTGTCTCGTGGGTCGAGAGTATCGATCTCGAAAGGAGCGTCATCAGCGTCAGACATCTTCCTGTCATAGAAACTGTCGGGAAGCACGAGGCGGTAAGCAGTACCGCAAATCATGCTCCACTCGATGACACCCCTATCCTTACTCGCCTTGTCTTCGGAGTACATCATCTCGTTAAGACGTGAAATCTTGAGAGAGATGTCCGGACTGGAGTTACGAGCGACATACTGGATAGGCTCGCCACAGAGGTAGCCGACCTTGAAATCAACAATCTCGGAAGCACGATTGACTACCACATTGTTGCAGATGTCAGGTCGGACATCTTTAGTCCTGCCTGTAATCGGCTGCTTGCCATTGTAATAGTTATAGAGATACTGAATCTGACCCTGATTAGTGGAGAAGTCGCTCTGTATGTTCTGTAATTCAATAAGAAGATTATCTCGTGTGATAGTCTCGGAAGTGGTAGTGAGGACTGTACGCCCAGTATAGATACCAGTTCCGCCTTTAGGCAGATCGTTACTCGTATGTCCGTTAGCTTTAGCTTCTCTGTATTCTTCTACCGCAGTATTGGTCTCTTCGCTCATTACGCACCTCTCAATTAGGCTCTTGAGCCTGTCTTCCGTTTGACAGGCTCAAGAAGAAGGTATAACACCCACCTGCCCTATTTACGTATTACAGGAGCGAAGAGAATGAGACAAAATCAGAAAGGTCTTTTGAAGACTTCGACCTTAGCTACAGTCATCGATTGGACATACTCTGCCAACTGTGCCATAGCGTCAGGGCAGTCATCGTGAGCGTTCTTACCTGCGAGAGAGTAAGAACAGAGTTGTTGCAGGAACGAACGATATTCCTTGTTTCCTTGTATCTTTGAATCGTCTTTGAACAAGAAGTGATCTTTGACGAAAGGTGAATTGACGAGAATCTTAGTTTCTTTATTAGCCGAAGTCCATTTAGTAGTGATAGCAGTCCGAGCGTTCTTCTCTTTGAGTTGCTCCTGTATCTTCCTTGCTATCGTACCGCCTGCCGAGTTCGACTCGAAGCGAGCGGAATGGACTTTGTGATGGATAAGTTTCTCAACGAGTTTAGCTTCCACAAGTTCAGGGTTGGAGTTGTCGCACACCACATCTTCGACAAAGTAGTTCTGTCCATACTGATAGACGATAGGCATGACACAGTAATCAGAGCCTCTGTCTTTGGTATCGCAACAGGCAAGGATAGCGTCAGGCTCTTCATCGGGCAGGTCGAAGTAACGTCTGAGTTCGTCTCTCGTATATAAGAGACCCTCACGTTCGATAGGCACGTTCATATAAAGTGCTTTCCAAGACACGTCATCCATGATGTCTTTCTGATTGGCGTAGAACTCATCGGTGAAGCCGACACCGAACTTATAATTGAAGTTGCTATGACCCTCATCATCGATAGCAGGGAACACGAGAAATCTCGCTCGTGGGTCATTCTCGTACTGTGTCTCAAGCCTGCCGATGACATCGTGAACAGACCATCGTGTAGCCACATGGAGTTCTTTACAGTCCCCTATCTTCCTCTGTCTGAGGTCTGTAACATAGAGATTCCACAGTTTATCGAGCCTCTCCCTGCTCATAGCGGTCTCGATACCATCGATGAGGTCATCACAGTAAAGGAGAGTACCTGCCCTCACCTTACCTGCGTTACCTGACCCGATTGAAGAGAACTCAAGAGTCTCGAATCGCTGAGGTCGGTCTAGATCGATACGCATATCTTTGGCGTTAGTGGAAGCCAACTGCACACCCGGAAACACCTCATGCCACAGATATTCAGGAGACTGTATTATGCGTAAACACTCATCATAGACACCACGTAACAGAGAGTTCGAGTGAGAGCCACCAAGAATAGGTTTATTCGGCTCTCTTCCACCCATCCAAGTGAGGAAGAAGATAGCGAGAGTGGTCTTACCAGTTCCGGGTGGCATGGAGATAGATAACAAATCTAACTTATCATCGGCAAGGTCTTGGAGAGCCTTAACGATTGGGAGCAGTTGTCTCCTGCGTGGTAGATAAAACTGATTCTTAGTCGGTCTCTCCCACTCCACGAATCGCACGAAAGCGTCAAAGTCATAAGGAGCAAGGGCGAGCAGCACACGTTTATGGAGATGATAGATAGGCATGGGGTCAGGAGACTGGGGGAGATAGAGGTCTATCCTGTCGGATAGCACTTTCAGATAAAAGTTACCGACCTCTGTACTCACTTTACGCTCATTAAGAGCCAAGTGGTAGAGGTCGGTCATCATTTCGAGGTTGGGGGAGTCTAATCTTGAGCAGATGGTCTCTAATACATTCGTCATACACCTAGTATCTTAATCAACATGATATTTTGCAACCTCAGCCTGCCTGTCTAGCTTGTCCTGAAGAGTCCGAAGACGGAGCAACTTACCATCTCGCTGAATATACTGTTTACTCTTCCAAGAGTAAGTACATCGGTTGCAGGTACAGATGACCCCATGATCGCTTCCTGTTACCTGCGTGGCATACA